CCAGGATTGCCTGGATCACCCTTGGGGCCGGGTCTGGGAGGGGAAAAAGCCCCAGCAAGTAGGTGACGAGCCACCAAATCAGTCCAAACACGATGATGTAGATGACGAGGGTGAGGAGAGCGCCGATCATGGTTTAAGCCCTCGCGACATGCTGGAGGTTGAGAAATTGCTGATGCTCGCCGCGCCGCCGCGATTTCACCTCGGGCGGCTTGTTCCAGAGCAGGATCGCCTCGGCCGCCTTGTCGTGCGCGCCGTCGAGGAATTGCCTGAGCGCGGTCGACGAGGCGAACGCGCCCAGCCCGATGTTGAAGGCGAGCGAGACGAACGCGTCGAACTGGTGCGGCTGGATGGGAGCGCCGCCGATTAGCGCGTTCACGCCGTCCTCGAACTCGACGAGGTCGTCGGCGAAGATATGCTCCGCCTGGGCGCGGGTGACGCTCATGCCCGCTTTCACCTGCGGGGGGCCAGCGGCGGAGGTGTGGCCGACGCCGATGGTCCAGACGCCGACGCTGTCCTTGTAGGCCTTGAGCCTGCAACCCTCGCGCTCCATCAGGAGCTTCCGGCCATGATCGGTCATTTTCATCGGAAACTCGGCGGGTAGTCGATGGTCGTCCAGGCCGTGGGCTTCGCCCCCTGGCGGCAGTCGCGGATGTCGGTGACCAGCTTGGTGATCAGCTCCATTTGAGTTTCGTTGCGGAGGCGGGCGCTCTGTGCAACCTCGCCCAGGACGTAGCCCGCGAAGCCGAGAAACCCGATGTTGACAATCAGGAGCGCAATGGCGAGCGGCGTCGAGGCCATCGCGCTGACCGCCGCCGTTCCAACTTTGCCTGCCTCCTCGGTGAGGCCCATCAGCCCACCCCAGAGTTGAGCGTCATGCCCGGAACGGCGTTCTCGGCGAGCGGAATTTTGCGTTTGCCCCACCAGTTGAGGAGGCGCTTCGGATCGACGCCGAGGACGCGCGAGGTATGTTCGAGCTGGTCGTTGAGCAGGTCGGGCAGGATCTTCGGCGGCGACTTGAGGCCGGTGATCGGGCCATACTGGAACCAGCCGCCCGATTGCGCCGCCGCCGGAGCGATGTTGAGCTTGGCGGCGGCGTCGTACCAGGGGTCGGTCATCACGCCGTATTCGGTCTGCTTGTAGACCTTGTTCCTGGTCGCGCCTTCCAGCGTGTCGCTGATGGTTTTGTCGGGGAGGACCTGCCCTGTCGGCCAGCCGCCAGTCTCCTTGTAGCTCCGATAGGCTGGCCCTTTTTCGCCGCCCTCGAACCAGCCTGGATGGAGCTGGCCTGGGTGGAGCTGGTCGTAGTCGTAGAGGGTCGAGGCGATGTTGTGGACATCGGCCGTGACGTCGCGCTGGTTGCCGTTCCAGCCCTCGCGGAACATCACAGGCTTGGGGTTCCGGTTGATGTCCTCCGTCCCGGTGGCGAATTGCTGGGCGCGGTCGACATGCATGCCCATCATCGGAAAGCCGGGCTCGTTCATCGCGGGCGTCCACCCTTGAGCCTGCGAAGGCATCGGGTCGCCCGACGCGAGCCGATAGAGCAGAAAGTTCGAATTGCGCATGTTGCGCGGCGTGGTGGTGCGAGGACGCCCTGCTTGACGAGCTGCTCGAGGACTGGCGAGGTCGAATAGAATTGCGTCAACCGATGGGCTGGGTTCGATGGGTCGGTGAGCGGCGCGAGGTCGCTGGCGATCCTTTCGGAGAGAGGCTCCCGCGCATCGACGATCTGCTGGGCGCGGCCCTTGAGGGGCAGCGTCGTCGTATCGGGTTCCGGGCGTGGCAACTGATCACGGTAAGAAACCTGCGGCACGACCTGATTGTTGCGGGCGAGCGCCTCTGGCGAGGTGTCGAAGATCGGGTTCTGGGCCGTCGGCCAAGGCGCATCTTTCCCCGCCGCCGCCGCCGCCTTGATGGCGGCGATGTCGTCCGAGGTCGGATAGGCGTGAGTGACGAGGGCGGGGGCGGAAGGCTGGGTCAGCCGGTCAAGCGCGTTCTGCCCCGGGGTGGATTGGGCCGCCCTGGCGGCCTGCACGGCTGCATCGCTGGCGTCGGCCGTCCTGGCCCCGGTGGCGATCTCCTCGGCCGTCCTGGCCCCCCTGGAGGCCCTGGCGACCAGGGGCGCGGCGGCGAGCGTGCCAGCGCCCGCCATGGGGCTCATGCCGCCGCCGAAGGTCGGCGATTGCAGGAAGGCGGTGACGTCGTGGCCGAGCAGATCGGGGTCGGGCAAGCCCACGCCGCGCGCCGCGTGGGCGGCCAGGCTCCCCACGCCTTCCGTGCCCTGCTCGTAGAGGCCGCCGATCACCGCGCGCGGATCGACGGGGAACAGCGGCGCGTCGCCTGGAAACTTCGGCCTGTATGGACTTCCGGGCAGCGGCGGTCCCGGCAGGTTGCCGAACAGGGTGTTGTCCCAGCCCGCCATCAGCGGAACCTCGGCCGGGTGCGGCGCGCGTAGAGACGCCGGTCGAACACGAACAGGATGACGGCGGAGACGCGACAGCCGCGATAGGGGCTCCTGGGCATCAGACGCGCCCCTGCCAGACACGGAACGGCGCGGCCTCGGCGCTGTTCAGGTAGCGTTTCCAGTCGCCCTCGTCCCACTGCTCATGGACGGCGCGCTCGTAGACGGAGACGGGCACCCGGGCGACGAGCTTGTTAACGCCGTTGTGCGGCATGATCTCGCGGTCGCGCGCAACGCCCTCGAGGATCTGGTCGAGGACCTGTTCGGTGTGGACGACGAGGTCGTCGGGGCGCTCGTCGTCGCTGATCAGCGTGCGCCGCACGCCGTCCCGGTCGCGGTACGTCGTGCGGCGTTCGCTCACTTCTTGATGCCGTTGAACAGGATGTGAGCCAGGGGATTGCGCATCTCGAGGCCCCACTCGCACACCAGCATGCGCGTCTCGGCGTCGCCGACGCGCGCCATCAGGAACTGCCGGAAGGCCCTGAAGAACGCCACGGCGGCGTAGTCGGGGTCGATCAGGAGCCCGACATCGACCGCGAGCCAGCGCGACGGGGCGACCTTGATCCGGCCGAAGTCGGTGGCGATCACGTCGATGGTCGAGACCACCTCGGTTTTGCCGACCAGGACCTGGGTCGTCGATCTGCCGACGAACGTCGAGATCGTCCGCTTCGGCCCCGGCGGCACGATCCACAACGAGGGCGAGCCGCCGTTGGTGTAGGCCTGCTGCATCGCGTCGCCGAGCATCGCCTCGGTGATCGACACCTGCGAGCCGCCAGCGACGGCGGCGAAGGCGTCGGTCGCGGCGACCGGCAGGGTCGAGCCAGCGACGCCGTTGCCGGGCGTGCCGGGCGCGACCGATGCGGCGACGGTCGAGTTCTTGTCGACCGCGCGGCCGAGCCAGTGGGCGAAGCCCTCGGTCGTCCTTGCGGTGGGGCCGGTGTCGTTGCCGTCGTTGCGCGCCTGACGGGAGCAGAGAATGCTCTCCATGTCGCTCTTCAGCACCTTGGCGGCGAGCGCCATCTGGTGGGCCATCTCGGAGCCCTTGCCCGCCGCGTCGCTCTCCTCCTGCGAGCCGGACACGGTGGCGTCGCGTTCGGAGATCTGCGTCACGTTGTTGCGGCGGACGGTCGGCTGGGACGGGCCGTTGGAGAGCTGGAACCCTTCGACCTGGGCGTTGCTCAAGTTGACCAAAGGTAAGAACTCTGTTTGCCAGTCGAAGATCCGGTTCTTGACGTTCCTTCTTCGGATCGCCGACATGACCGGCGTGTCGAATGGGTCGATGTTGTAGATGGCGTTGCTGAGATCTTCGCGGTTTGCTTGGGCGTTGTAAGTGGTGAAGGCGTTCGTGACCTTAGGCACGGGTCTGATCCTTTCGGGCAAGAGGGACTTTATCTCCAGCAATACGCTGGACGAGGTCTCTAGCCCGAACGGCTAGACTTGGGGCTCCGGTAGACCCGGACTTGTTATCGGCCGCGCAGGAACTGCTGCATCACCAGGGCGGCGTCGTCGACGCGACCGCTCGAGGCGAGGCGCTTCTGGGCGTCGTTCATCGAGCGGGCGGCGCCATTGCCGACGCGGGGCGCGGAGCCCGGCTGCAGCGCGCCCTGGCGCTCAGGCTGCACCGGCAGCGGCTTGTTGCGCATCATGTTGTCGTACTTGGCCGCCTTGTTCAGGACGGTCAGCATGCGCTCGTCGTAGGTGGTCGAGATTTCGTCCTCGGTGAAGCCAGCCTCCATCGCGGTTCGGCGCATGTAGCCGATGGCCTTGTCGAGGCTCTGCTGGTCGGCGAGCTTGTTCCTGGCGCGGAACTTGTCGAACTCGGCTCTTGCGTAGCTGGCGGTGCGCTGGGCGTTGTCGTTGAACGCCTGGGCTTGAGCCTCGGCGCGGCGCTGGCGGATCTGGTTTAAGGTGCCGTAGACGGCGCGGTAGTTCTTCTCGAGGTTGTGGGCGGCGGCCGGGTCGGCCTTGTAGAGGCTCTCCCAGTCGGGCTCCCTGGGGATCAGGGCGGCGAACTCCTGCTCCTGATGCTGGCAGAGCTGGATGTAGGCCTCGCGCGCCGCCTGGGCCTCGGCGCCGCGCTGGTCGATGGTTTTGGCGACCTCGACCATCTGGCGCATGCGGGTGTTGAACGTCTCTTCGCGCTGGTAGCCGCGCAGGGCCTCGTTGAGGCTGACCTCGCGCTCCTCGCCGTCTACCTCGATCTTGTACCGGGGGCCGGTGTCCTCGACGGCGTCCCCTTCGGCGGGCTTCCCCTTGTCTGCCCCTTCGCCGTCCTGATCGGCATCGTCGGTTTCGGCCCCGACGCGCTCTGGCGGCTCATCTTCGGCTGCGTCGTGTTCATTGTCATTGGCGGGGGCATGTCGGGGGCGCGCGGCGCCGTCCTGTACGTTGCGCCCTTGGCGGGCCCCATCCCCCTCTTCAGACCGGCCATCTGCAACTCTCCTCTCCTGCTCCACGAAGCGGGGATCGGCCCCGCCGTCGGAGGTGTCGCCCCGGTCGTCGCCTTCCGTGGCGCGGGGCTGAAAGATCGGTTCGGGGGCGCGCGAGGAGACGAAGCGTCCGCCCTGGTCGCGCGGCCGGGAGGCCTGGGGGATCTCCTGGGCGAAGGCTTCGCGGGCGTCGTCCAATCCCTCAGCCATTGCGGGCCGCCCGTTGCGCGTCGATGCGGTAGTCGCTCAGGAGCGCGCCGAGTTCGGTGGGGATGGCGTCCAGCGCCCTCAGGCGGGCGGCCAGCTCCGCCTGGACCGGGCTGTCGTGCGGCAGGTCGAGAAGTTGGCCGAACCAGCGTTGGCGCAATTGCAGGTAGACGTGGCCGAAGGCCTTATCGGCCAGGAGCGCCTTGGCGGCGTCGGAAAGCTCGCGACGCTCGCTTAAGTTTTCGATCTTGCCTGATGTGCCGAGCGCCGACATGGAACCATCGGCAACCTAAGTTGTCCCCGTGACAACTTCCTCGGTTGCCGTCATGGATACTTCGCTTTTAGCCTCCCGGCAAGCCGCCGCCAGTATTGCCGCCGCCCGACGGCGCTGGCGGCGTGACCGCCTTGGCCATGTCGACGACGACCTGGGCCATGTCGACCTGATGGTCGAGGGCGAGCTGCGCTTCCTGCACCCGGAGCTTCTCGTTCTCGACGGCCTGCTCCTGGGCGAGCTTGTCGCGGCGGAACGCCTCGTCCTGGGCCGCCTTCTGGGCGTTGAACTGCTGGGTCCCGATGTCCCTGGCGGTCTGGCTCTTGACCCGCTCGTAATTGGCGCGGGCGGCGATGGTCATCGCGTCTGGCTCCTTCGGCGCAGTCTGCATCTGCTGGATGGTCTGCGGATCCGGCGTTTTGAAGTAACGGCCGGTGTTCTTGATGTTGGCGATGGCCAGCATGTCGGTGATGGTGTTGAGCATTTCGGGGATGCCGACCACCGGGTTCTGCGGCCCGAACTGCTGGAACACCATCATCTGGTCCTGCTTGATCTGCTGCAGGGTCATCATGCGGACGGTGTCGCTGCCCTTGCCGAGGGTCGGGTTGACCTCGACCGACATGTCGGCGTCGAACATCGAGGTGTGGTAGGTCTGCCACTTGCCGTTGATGCGCAGGGTCCTCGACTGGTTCTCGCACTCGACGATCTCGTTGAACAAGCC